TGCTGGACACTGGTGCCAAAAACTTCACAATGGCGATACGGACAGGAATGTGAAGACTTTTTATGGGCCAGCAGTGTGCGATTATTACGGCAGAAGAAACAGAGTTATTGGGATGACGTAATAGACAAAACAGGAGAAGAGCTTGCTAATCACTTCCGATTATCAAAAACAACAGCAACAGATGCACACCAGCAAAAAGATAAACTACGGCACAGCCGCGGAAAAGTACGGCGAAACCGTAGCCGACATGATCGATTTAATGGCGGTAGACCGGCTGCTTGATTACGGATGTGGGCATAATCTTTCCTTAAAGAAAAACCTCAAACCTGAACATGCCTTTACCTACCAGGCTTATGACCCCTGCGTCCCTGAATACGCTGCAGATCCGATACCATCAGAGTTTGTAGTGTGTATCGATGTACTAGAACACATCGAGCCGGAGTGTCTTGAGGAGGTTTTGGACCATCTTGAAAGTCTGACAGAAAGGATTTTATTCGCCACCGTACATACCGGTCCCGCTGGAAAGGTCTTACCCGATGGACGCAATGCACATTTAATCCAAAAGCCCTATGACTGGTGGTTGCCGTACTTCATGCAACGATTTACTTTACAGGGATTTCATCAGCGCGGTAATGGCTTTGAGGTGATATTATTGGCCAATGATTACGATAGCGGGGTCGGGTCCGTCAACGGAACAGGTGAGTCATGTTGATGTCGCGACCAAGAAACGGTCTGTTAAATCGAATTATGTATTTTACAGGTTTCCTTTTATTTACGAACATAAGGGATTTGGAGGAAAAGGAGATTTAACGCCTTTAATGATTTATCACAACCGAGGCGGTTGTTCGTGTCGGGGGTGTCCTCAATGCAAGGTAGAAAAGTATTTTATTGATTCCAGGAGGTGGGATAACTACTACAAACAGTTTAGTAAGAAAAAACCCTCAACGGGCTTGTGTGCCGTGTTTGGGGTAATAGAGCGATGGGAGCCTAAGACAATAGGACTTATCGGCTTTGACTGGATCCTTGACGGATGTACCGGTTGGACACACGACGCCGACGCTGAAAAGCAGGCGATATTGTCTTTAGTCACACTCAAGGATTTACGATGTTAAAGCTCTATATAGGTTACGACCCAAGGGAGGCGTGTGTTTATCATGTTTTTTGTCAGTCCGTTATTGAACACGCCTCAGGACCCGTTCAGTTCATTCCATTGCACTCCCCCATGCTGGAACATTTCGATGGTCAGCAAGACGCGAGTAATGCGTTTGTTTACTCACGGTATTTAATTCCCTATCTTCAAGATTATGAAGGCTTTGCCCTGTTCTGTGACGGTGATCAGCACGTTATGACGGATATTTACGAACTGTATGACTTACGGGATGAGTCCAAAGCGGTACAAGTTGTCAAACACGATTATAAGACGTGCTCACCCCGGAAGTACATCGATACCCCACTGGCGAATGATAATATTGATTATCCGTGCAAGAACTGGAGTTCCGTGATGATTTTCAACTGTTCGCATCCCTCCAATAAACTATTAACACGAGAATACGTGGCCGATACGGGCGGCATTATTCATCGCTTTGACTGGTTGAATGACGATGAAATAGGTGAATTGCCGTTGGAATGGAATCATCTGGTAACGGAATATCCTGAAAATCCACAGGCCAAGCTCTATCATCACACGCTGGGATCGCCGGGATTTGAGTATTATAAAGACTGTGAATCACACCGGCAGTGGAACCGATATCTGTTAAATATGCTGAACATGGAAGGTGAACGACAGTATGAGATTGTGCGTAGAGCGCATTGGAACTCTGCGGTATACTCACCTAGAGGAGAACTCCAATCGCAGTCATAACCAGCCTCGCTACCTTAGAAACCGCCATTGCAGACTATCTGGCACGGGATGATTTGACTTCGTTTCTTCCGAATTTCATTCAGAACGTCGAAAACAAGCTGTCCCGAACGCTCAACCTGAGAGATGAAGAAACCGCGTTAAATGTCTCGATATCCTCCGGTCTTGCCACCGTACCAACCGATTTCAAGGCAATGAAGTTTGCCTATTATGCCGGTACTCCGGTCAGTCTGTTGGACTGGGTGCCGATTGAGGAGTTATACCGGGACTTTCCTGACCGCTCGGATACCACTTCTACCCCGTCGGTTATCTCAAGAGAAGGGACCAGTTTTATCTTTGGACCGGTGGCTGAATCAGGTACCTTAAACGGTATTTATTATGCCAAGCAAGACCCTTTGAGAACGACTGATCCGTCAAATTATGTCACCAATCAACCGGAGGTTTTACTGTATGGGGCTTTATTGGAAGCAGAGCCTTTTATACAGGACGATCCCAGAATTGCGGTGTGGAAAGACTTTTTTGCCGATGCCATCCAGACCTTAAAGGATGAAAGAGATAATGCCGATGCGTCGATGGGACAGTTACGCCAGAGAGCGTCATGACGCAGGTTCGGTTTGATTTTCTCAATTTGGCCCCGGATAAAGAGGACACCGAAAATACAGGTCTAACGATAGCGGATAACGTTGTGCATGATACGGAGGGCTATAAACCCATTCATTTAGGGACTGCGGTATCGGTGGTTCAGACGGGCAATCTGGGAGATGTGATTACTACCACTGCCGTTGTTACAAAATCCATCGGCGTGGGTACTGATACGTTTTCTGCGTGGATAGATGCTATTGATCTTCGGCTGCATGGGTTTCCACTGTCCTTTTCGAGAACCGGAACTTCTCAGACCATTACCGCGTTTGATGTGACTGAGTCAAATGGAAAGATTTTCTTTGTAGTGGAAGCACAGCAAAGTTTGACAGGACCCCTCACAACCGTTTCTTTAAGACAGATTGGTTACCTGGACTTTCTTGACAAGAGCGTAGAGTTTTCTCCTGGGGTGGGTAGTTTGTCGCTTGCGGGTGCTGTACCCACTGTAATCTTTAACGGGAGTTTCCCAGCGACCGGAACTTTGGCTCTGACGGGTTTTGCCCCAACCGTAACTATTTCATGACTACACCTGGACCCCCATCAGACCCACCGAATACGGGCCAACCGTATACCGTACCGATAGTAGAGAGCGCCCTTGTCTGTGCTGCTGTCAGGGATTTTGTTGTAATAGGGGGTCTTTTGTCCGACCGATACGCTATCCGCTGGAATGCGATTGGTAATCCTACCGACTGGCCTATTCCCAATACAGACGATGCCCGGTCCAAACAGGCAGGATTACAAAGTTTTCCTACCAAACATGGCTGGGTGACAGGAATCTCTGGTAATGATTTTTATATGTACGTCTTTCAACAGCGAGCCATAACAAAGGGCACTTATGTGGGCGGTGATGTGGTTTTTTCATTCGATATCTTTGAAGAAGACCGGGGCTGTATTCGTCAGGGAATGCTTGCGACCATAGATGATATGGTGGTATTTCAGTCTGATAGAGGTAGGCATTTACTGCAGAACGATCAAATTGTCGATATTGGTTATGGTTCTACGGACGATACTTTCTAATGGCGTTAGAAAAGCAACAAAACATAGCAGTGAATAAAGCACGTCATCTTATCTTTTTTGAGGGGACCGAGGTTTGTTTTAACTACAAAACGGCTCAGTGGACCAGAGTAACCGCCTATGTTGGTTTTGGGATGTATTCGGTAAACAGCAAGACAGCATCTATTGGTCTTGTTCGATTTGCTGACGTTAGGTCCGTATCCTTACAAGATCAACTCATTTCATTTCCAGCTCAGACGGCGCTGTTTACAACGGGTGCGCCAAACATTAATCAAGGTGGCCGGGCGGTGGTGAACGGGGTCAGACCGATTGTTAATGGAGGGACTTATTCGCTACGAGTTGGAGTACAGGATGATATCGACGATGCGGTGAGCTTTTCTGCTGCAACGGTTATTAATGGTCGTTCCAATATGGCGAACTTTCGCTCAGAAGGGCGTTATCATCGTGCCGAGCTAACGATTACGGGGGGTTTTACGACCGCTAACGGTGTTGACGTTGAATTTAGCCCTGCAGGACGCGTGTAAGCTGCGTTGTTATTCGTCAGACCAAATCCCTGCTGTGTGGGAGAAAGCCAGGCCGTTTATTAAAAGCGCCCTTGACAGGGGTTCAAATCACACCCTGGCTGAGATATACGAGGGGCTTTGCAGTAAACAGATGCAGCTCTGGATGTACGGTAACGGGGCGTTGGTCACCTCTATTCAGACCGATAAGAGAAATAAGTACTGTTTGCTGCTAACATTGGCTGGCGAGCGTATGTCTGAGTGGTTTCAATACTTTCCGATTGTGGAAAATTGGGCCAGAGACGAAGGCGCTGTGGAGATGCGATTATATGGCCGTCCGGGGTGGAAAAAAATCACCGGATATAAGATTGATTACTGCAAAATGAGCAAGCAGCTTTGAAAATATTTTGGGAGGTTCCATAGTGAGTCGAAGCCCAACCAATGTTACCAGTACAACCTCTAACGAGCCACCCGGTTTCTTACTGGGCCCATTAACGACTGCAGCAAGCGCCGCACAATCTCAGTTTACAGGCGGTGGAACTTTTGGCGGTGGTGGCGGAGTTGTCGGTCCTAAAGGTGGTGGGCCATTAGCAGGTGGCGGCGTTTTAAGCGACGGTGGTGTGGGTAGTGGTGGTGCAGCCGGTCCCGGAGCGGGTCTTATTGGGCAAGGACAAGGACT